ACAAAGAGTTAAAACAAAGATTGCAAAGACATAAAACATACAACTAATGGCAGATTTAACTAAAATAATTAACATAAAAGTTGATTTTGGCAAAGGCAGTATTACTGTTGACAAATTAACTACAAGTATAAAAGACTTAGATAAAGCATCTAAAAATTTATCTAATACTTTTGTAACAAAGGTAAAGCCTGCTTTTGATAATACTGAGAAATCTATATTATCTCAAATATCAAATTTAAAGAAGCAAAGAGCTGAAGTTGCTCAAACTGCAATTCAATATGGTCAGTTTAGCGATAGGATAAATGTTCTTCAAAACGAGTTGTCACATCTTCAAGGCAAGACTTCAAGTGCTGCAAGTGGATTTAACAATATGCGTAATAGTTCAGGATTAGCTTCACAAACACTTGTCGAAGTTGGTAGAACTATTTCTGATGCTAACTATGGTTTTACCGCTGTAGCAAATAACTTGTCTCAATTAGGTTATTACTTTGTTACTTTAACCAAAGAAGCAGGTGGTTTTAGAAACAGCATGAAAGACTTGGGTAAGCAATTACTTGGTGCGGGTGGTCTTATAATCGCTTTTCAATTAGTAATATTTTTAATAGAAAGATATACTTTATCTCAAAGGGAAGCTAAGAGGGCTACTAAAGAAACAACAGATGCTTTGGTTGGAGCTAAAGGTCAAATAGCCGCTATTGAATCATACGCTAATGTCTTAAAAGACTCCACCTCTTCTACAGAAAGTCAAAAAGTCGCTTTGCAAAAACTAAAGAAAGAAGGTTTTGATGAAACGATAGGGAGTATTGATAAATATTTAGAGATTAAAAAAGAGCTTCTATTGTTTGAGGCTACTGAAGAGGTTACTAAAAAAAGGCTGCAAAAAGTAATAGAAAAAGACATTGAATTAAACGATGAATTAACTAAAACCACAACTGAACATTTAGCTACACTACAAGAGATAGAAGACTTAGAAGATAGAGGTCAAAAAAGTTATGTAAATAAAGAGAAACTAAATAAAAATTACACAAAAACTTGGGTTGAATTAACTCAGGAAATAGGCAAAAACAATGATTCGTTTAAAACCATAACTTCTGATTCAGAACAGAGGCTAAAGGAAATTTCTGATAGATTTAAAGACAATCCATTTTTCTGTTTATTACTTGGAACATGTAAGGAAGATAAAAAAAATAAAGATTCTGCTAAAAACGTAGATGACTTCTTTAAACAAAGACTATTAAACCTAAGAAAACTTGAATTAAAATACAGAAAGGATTCTTTAATAGATGAAAGAACAACTGCCGAAGAAAGAATTAAAATTAATAAAGATGCTGCTGTACTTGATTTAAAAAGGCTAAGAGATGAGTTTTTAGAAAAGGAGAGGCTTAGATTCGCTGAATTTAAAGCTGAAAAGGAAGCTATTATAAATAACAGTAAATCTACTAAAAAACAAGTAGAACAAGCTGAGAAAGAGCTTGGAGATGGTAGAACAAAGTTTTATGCTTCATCAGCGGCTGCAAGAGTAGAATATCATGATGCTTTATCAGCTCTTGATGCTTCCTTCAACAACAAATCACTTCAATTAGAAAGAGAGAAGAATCTTCGATTTGAGGAGATTTTAAATGAAAGAGATATGCTTGAATTAGCGGCTAAAACAGCTACTAATAGAAGTCAGATAGATGCTATAGATTTAGAGTTTGAAGCAGAGCAAGCCAAGACTCAAAGAAAAATAGACCTAATAAATCAAGAAAGAGACATTAGGATAGCGGCAGGTCAAGATACTTTTATACAAGACCAACAAATTGCCAATGAAACAGAAGCTTTAAATGTGAAAAGGCTTCAATCATTTCAACAAAAAGAACAAGCTAAACTTGCTATTGCTAATCAAGTAGGGGAAGCTATTATAGCTATTGCAGGAGAAGGTTCTGCTATAGGTAAAGCAGTTGCAGTTGCTATGGCTACTATGAACACTTATGAAGCGGTTACAGCGGCATTAGGAGCTAAACCTTATGGTCCATGGAATATTGCTCAGGCAGCAGCAGTTGGTGCAATGGGATTTGTGCAAGTAAGAAATATACTTAAAACAGAAGTGCCATCACCTAAAGGAGGTGCGGGAGGAGCTGCTGCTGCACCATCTATACAGCCACCTGACTTTAATATTGTAGGTCAGTCTGCAAGTAATCAATTAGCTTCTGCAGTACAAGGTCAATTTAACCAACCTGTAAAAGCTTATGTAGTATCTAAAGATGTATCTACAGCACAGGAGATGGATAGAAACATAGTATCTACAGCAAGTTTAGGTTAATAATAAAACAAAATCAATAAATTAAGTTATCATTTTATGAAGACTATTGAATTATATATAGACGAAGACAATGAGTTTAGCGGAATAGAGGCTATCTCTATCGTTGAGAACCCTGCTATAGAAGAAGACTTTATAGCATTAAACAGCCACGAAGTTAAGTTGGCTGAAGTAGATACTGAGAAAAGAATCCTTATGGGTGCTGCTCTCATACCTAACAAAAAAATATACAGAACTAATGGCGAAGAAGAATATTATATTTTCTTTAGCGAGGAAACTGTCAGGAAAGCTTCAGAGTTGTTTTTATCAAGAGGTAAACAAAACAATTCAACATTGGAGCATGATGTCGAACTAAATGGAATGTCAGTCGTAGAGTCTTGGATAGTAGAAGACTTAGAGAAAGATAAAAGTAAGAAATACAATCTTAATGTACCAATAGGTACTTGGATGGTTTCTGTTAAGGTGAACAACGAACAGATTTGGCAAGAGTTTGTTAAGTCAGGTAAAGTAAAGGGGTTTAGTATTGAAGGATTCTTTGCAGATGCTTCTAAAGACAGACCTAAAGAGTCTGTTCAAGAGGATTTCTCAGAAATGGAAGCTTTAGCTAAGATATACGCACTCGAGGAGTCATTCTTAGAGGCTCAGGGAGTAGAACTTGAATCTTATAGCGATTACCCTAAAGGAGCTGTAAACAACGCTAAGAGAGCTTTAAAATGGAAAAAAGAGAATAATTCTTCATGTGGAACTTCTGTAGGTTGGACAAGAGCTAATCAATTAGCTAATAAAGAACCTTTGAGTAGGTCCACTATTGCAAGAATGGCATCATTTAAAAGACACCAACAAAACAAAGATGTTCCTTACTCTGAAGGATGCGGAGGTATTATGTGGGATGCTTGGGGTGGTTCTGCAGGTGTTAATTGGGCAATATCTAAACTAAAGGAGATAGATGGGAACAACTAAGAATACAGCTTATAAAGTACACGCTCATCAAACTACTGATGCTGAAAGAATAACTTTCAACATAGAAGAAGGTGCTATGGTTACTACAGAAAGTGGTATATGGCAAGTTTATAATGGTGCATGGAGAAAGTTATATCCACAAGCAGGTGAAGGTACAGGAATAGGATGGTGTAGATACGATGACACACAATATACAGAGCTAAACAAGTTACAATTAGTAGACCAAGTTACTGTGCCAATGCCTAACAATGGAGGTGTTGTTTATAGAAGTCAAGATGAATTAGATTACTATAACCCAATAACAGGAAAGATAATATCTGATGCGGTAAACAATGTTTATGTAGTTACAGTAGTATTTAAAATGCAAGCACCTAACGCTAATCAAACACACATAGACTTTTCAATGAGTGGTTATGGAGATTTACATAGGGTAGATATGGTAATGTCTTTTTATAAAGGAAACGATACACCACAAAACGCTCATTCTATGGTTCAGTTTTATACAGACCAAGACTTTGTAGATAATGGTGCTAACTTTCAAATACAAGCACATGGAGGTACTGCTGAGGTATGGGATATAATATACTTTATACAAAAAACACAATCTTATGCGTAATAAAAGTAATGCTACTCCAAGTAGAACAAGTCCAAAGTCATCTAAGAGAGCTTGTCTTTGTGATAATGGCACATATTCAAGGAAATGTTGCAAAGGTAACATTATAAATCAAGGTGTAGGTAGTGTTACATTTATACCTGAAGACTAAGAAAAATACAACAATATTAAATACTCTTAGTTAACATAACATATTGTAATTAATTAACAATTAAATATATGAAAACCACAGAACTTGTAGAAAAACTAAAGAATGTTTTCCTAAGTGAAGAGTCTGTTGAAACTCAGCCTGAAGTACAGGAGGAAGTTCAATTAGAAGCTGCTCAGGAAGAAGTGGTAGAAGAAACTCTTGCTGAAGACATGCCTGCAGAAGATATAGCTGAAGATGCTATTGAAGATGTAGCTGACGAAGCAGAGAAGTTTGCTACCAAAGAAGAATTAGCTACTGCTGTTGCTGAAATGAAAGCTATGTATGATGCCATTATGGAGAATATGTCAACAGAAGCTGAAAGTGAAGTACCTGCAGAATTAAAAGAAGATTTATCGGCTCAAGAGCCTGCAACTCAACCAATGTCTCATGACCCTGAAGCTATGGTAGAAAAAAGACAAGTAAATCTTTATGGACAAAAAAGACCACAGACAACATTAGACTCTGTGTTTGCAAAAATTAATAAACAATAAACTAAATAAACACAATTAAAAATGGCTACAACTACTAACATTACTACTACTTACGCAGGTGAGTTTGCAGGTAAATATATCTCTGCTGCTCTATTATCTGCTTCTACTATTGAGAATGGTGGAATTACAGTAAAACCAAATGTGAAGTACAAAGAGGTAATGAAAAAATTATCTACAAATGACCTTGTTGCAGATGCAACTTGTGATTTTGACCCTACTTCTACTATCACATTAACTGAAAGAATCTTACAACCTGAAGAGTTTCAAGTAAACTTAGAATTATGTAAGAAAGACTTCGTATCTGATTGGGAAGCTGTACAAATGGGATATTCTGCATTTGACAACTTGCCTCCAACTTTCCAAGACTTCTTAGTTGCACATGTTGCTGCTAAAGTTGCTGAAAAAACAGAGAACACAATTTGGTCAGGTGCTAATGCTACTGCAGGTGAATTTGATGGACTTGTTACTTTAGCTACTGCTGATGCTTCTGTAATTGATGTTGTTGCAGGAACTGTTACTGCTGCTAACGTAATTGACGAATTAGGGAAAATTGTTGATGCTATTCCTTCTGCTGTTTATGGTAAAGAAGACTTATACTTATATGTTTCTCAAAACGTAGCAAGAGCCTATGTAAGAGCATTAGGTGGATTCGGAGCTGCAGGATTAGGTGCTAATGGTACTAACGCACAAGGAACTCAATGGTGGAACAACGGAGCATTATCTTTTGATGGTGTAAAAATCTTTGTTGCTAACGGATTAGCTGACAATACTGCAATGGCTGCTGAGAAATCTAACTTATTCTTCGGAACAGGATTATTGAGCGACCATAACTTAGTAAAAGTTATTGACATGGCAGACATTGACGGAAGTCAGAATGTTCGTGTGGTAATGCGTTACACAAGTGGAGTACAGTACGGAATCGGCTCTGACATCGTTCTTTACTCTTAATAACCAACATTAAATAAATAAGAAGGGGTGGGTGAGCCGTAAAGCCTACCTACCCTTTTTTAATAATAATAACCTCAAAAATATATAACAAATGGCTTGTGATTTAGCATTAGGAAGGATAGAACCTTGCAAAGATAGTGTTGGTGGCTTAAAAAACTTGTACTTTGTTAATTACGGAGATTTAGGAGCAATCACTTATGATGTAACTAATACCGATGTAATTGATGCAGTAGCAGGAACACCTGACGCTTATAAATACGAAATTAAAGGAGCTTCTTCTTTTACTCAAAACATTCAATCAAGTAGAGATACAGGAACGACTGCATTTGAGCAAGTAATTGAAGTGACTTTAAAGAAATTAACAATAGCTGACCATAAAGAACTTAAAATCTTAGCTTTTGGAAGACCTCATGTTATCATTGAAGATAATAATGGAAACTACTTTTTAGCAGGTTTAGAGCATGGTGCAGATGTAACAGGTGGTACTATCGTAACAGGTACTGCAATGTCTGATTTAAGTGGTTACACACTTACTTTAACAGGTATGGAGAAAGCTCCTGCTAACTTCTTAGGAGATACTCCTGAAGCAGTTGGATTTACTGTAGTTAGTGGTTCTTAAACATAGTACTTAAACATAGTAGAGGGATGGTTAGATTAATTTCTTTCCATCTCTTTTCTTTTGTGGGTATATCAAAATAAAAACAAAATTTAACTTTTCAGTTATCATATTATGATAAGATTATTACCTGATACAGAAGCTCAAACAATTGCAGTTGTTCCAAGAGAGTTCCCTACTGAAGAGGTTCCTTTTGAGAATGTTACTTTGGTTATAACTGAGGATGGTACAAATATATCTGAAACTATTGAAGACATTGTAGCTGAAGTTCCTGATAACAATAGCAACTATGTTTACATGGATATAGCTTTCTCTATTTTAAGAGAAGGTTATGGTTATTATTTAGAGTTCACAAAGGGTGGTGAGTTGTGGTTTAGAGATAAGGCATACGCAACTGCTCAAATAGATAAAACTGTTAAACATACTTTAAACACAAATGAGTATGAGGAATATAATGGCTCAGGAAGCGATTATATCATTTTATAACAATACTTATGGCTAAAAGAAGAATAACATTAAATAACAACGTAAAACCTGCTAACAAGTTTAGTGAAGGGTCTGTAAGGGTTGTTAATCTTTCAGGATATGCTGCTCCTGAGATAAAGGAGGTATATGGAAAGGATTGGGTTCAGTATGGAGAGAACAACGATTACTTTGATAGATTAATTGACAGATACTTAGGTAGTCCAACCAATTCAGGTTGTATTAATGGTATTGTGGAGATGATTTATGGTAGAGGTTTAGATGCAACTGACTCAGATGTTAAGCCTGAGATGTATGCTAAAATGAAGCTTCTTCTTAAACCTAAAGAAATTAAGAAGGTAGTTAATGACTATAAAATGCTTGGGCAGTCTGCAATGCAGCTTGTTTACAACAAACAAAAGACAAGTATAGTAAAAGTACTACACTTTCCAATGGAGACATTAAGAGCTGAGAAAGCTACTGATGGTCAAATAAAAGCTTACTACTACCACCCTAAATGGTGTGATATAAAACCATCTGATAAACCTAAGAGAATACCAACTTTTGGTAATGGTTCTGATTCAGATGTTATTGAGTTGTTTGTAATTAAGCCTTACAAAGCAGGTTTTTATTACTATGCACCTGTAGATTATAATGGTTGTTTACAATACTGCTCTTTAGAGGAAGAGGTATCTAACTACCATATAAACAACATTAAGAATGGATTACAACCTTCTTTACTAATCAACTTTAATAATGGAGTACCTAATGAAGAGACTCAGGAGTTATTAGAGAATAAGATATATGATAAGTTTAGTGGAACATCTAATGCAGGTAAATTCATACTTACATTTAATGACTCTGCAGAAACTAAAGCTGACTTAGAGCCAATACATTTACCTGATGCACATGCACAATATCAATTCTTATCTACAGAGAGTAGAGAGAAGATTATGATGGGGCATAGAATTGTTTCACCTATCTTAATGGGTATTAAAGATAACACAGGTTTTGGGAACAATG